AATAATTCTACAAGACAATACTGATAGTACAACTTTATTTCAAGGAGACTGTCCAACAGGAGATGTTTTTGCATTTAATATTCCAGAAGATGGAATTTTATTTGTTGATGGTATGACAGTTTCTGCATTCACAAGTTTAACTGCTGCGACTATATTATTAGACAAGTAGGAGGTCTAAATGGCTAATACTACTTCAGGTACAAGTACTTTCGAAAAAGGTTTTTCTATATCCGACATTATAGAAGAGTCTTATGAACGAATTGGTATTCAAGGTGTATCTGGTTATCAATTAAAAGGTGCAAGACGTTCTTTAAACATAATGTTTCAAGAATGGGCTAATAGAGGTTTGCATTATTGGGAAGTTGGTAATAATTCAATTACATTAGTTAATGGTCAATCAGAATATACAATGTATAGATCAACTGCTGATGGTACCTCAGATGCAACAGCTATTTATGGTGTTGATGATATTCTTGAAGCCAGCTACAGGAACTCTTCTAATATAGATACACCTCTTACAAAAATTAATAGATCAACTTATCAAGGTCTTTCTAATAAAACTTCTACAGGTCAACCTACACAATATTTTGTACAAAGATTTATAGATAAAATTACAATCACTTTATATTTAACACCAGGTTCAAGTGAAGCCGGAAACTTTTTAAACTACTATTATGTAAACAGGATCCAGGATGCCGGAGCCTATACAAATGATGCAGATGTACCTTATAGATTTGTACCTTGTATGATTGCAGGTCTTGCTTATTACTTAGGTGTTAAGTTTTCACCAGATAGAGTACAGATGTTAAAAATGTTATATGAAGATGAATTAAACAGAGCTTTAACTGAAGATGGTTCTTCATCTAGTTCTTTCATAACACCAAAAACTTATTATCCAAATGTCTAATTTTTCAAAAGGTAAATATGCCAAAGCTATTTCAGATAGATCGGGTATGGAATTTCCATATCAAGAAATGGTTAGAGAATGGAATGGATCTTTTGTACATGTTTCAGAATTTGAAGCTAAACATCCACAATTAGAACCTAAAGCTCAAGGTGGAGATGCACAAGGTTTACCTAATTCTAGACCAGCAAGAGTAGAGCCTGTTACAGAAAATTTACTACCTAGTAATCCATTTGATATTACATCAGCATCTACAACAATCACGGTTACGGAACCAGCACATGGGAGAAGTACATCAGATACTGTAGTTTTTAGAAATGTTGATGGTTCTCCCGGTGGAATTTCATATACAGTGTTTGAAAATGCATCAGGTTATGCTATAACAAAAATTAATAGTGATAAATATTCGTTTACTTTAGGAGCTACTCCTACTGTGACAGAAAAATCAGGAGGAATGACTGTAACAGCAGGACCTGTTACATTAACACCATAATGGCATATACTTTAACAAATTTACAAGATGATATTCGAAACTACACTGAAGTAGATAGTGGAGTTTTAACTACAAGTGTTTTAAATACGATAATTAAAAACGCTGAAAATAGAATTTACAGAGAAGCTGATTCTGATGATAACAGATTTTATGCAACATCAAATTTACAAGCTGCAAATAGATATGTCACTATTCCATCTGATTTAAGATTTATAAGATATGCTCAACTTACTGATGCATCAGGTAATCAAGTATTCTTAGAAAAAAGAGATACATCATTTATGACAGAGTATTATAATACACCGGGAACACAATCAGGATTACCTAAATATTATGGTAATTGGGATGCAAATTATTGGGTTGTAGCACCAACACCAGATAGTACTTATTTAATAACACTAGCATATACAAAACAACCAGCTTCTATAACAGACTCCCCTGGAAATACAGCAGGTACTTATGTTTCTAATAAATATCAAGATTTACTTTTATATGCGTCTCTGGTAGAAGCATATGGATACTTGAAAGGTCCAGCAGATATGTTACAATACTACGAAGGATCTTTTAACAGAGCTATACAATCGTACGCGATCGAACAACAAGGTCGTAGACGCCGGGACGAATGGCAAGATGGGGCCGTTCGAACACCACTTAAATCTGAATCACCATCAAAATACTAAGGAGATAAAAAATGGCTAATATAGTACCTGACTCTTTTAAAACAGACTTATTAAAAGGAGTATTTAATTTTGACACCTTAGGAAATAGTGGAACTGCTTTTAAACTTGCTTTATATACAACACAAGCTGGTTTTAGTACAGCTACTACTGCTTATACAACTACTAATGAAGTTTCTTCATCTGGTACAAACTACACAGCGGGTGGAAGTACTTTAACTAATAACGGTGTAGCAATATCAAGTAACATTGCATATGTTGACTTTGATAATATAACTTTTGCAAATGTGACTTTAAGTGCAACAGGGGCTTTGATTTACAAGGACGGTGGTTCTAATAATGCTGTATTAGTTTTAGATTTCGGTGGAACAAAAACTGCTAATAACGGAGATTTTGTTATTCAGTTTCCTGCTGCTAATGCTTCTAATGCAATTATTAGACTTGGAGACGCACCATAATGAAATTTTGGAGTAATTAAATGGCTTTAGTAGTAAATGATAGAGTAAAAGAAACTAGTACCACAACGGGAACGGGATCTTTTACATTAAATGGAGCTGCAGTAGGCTTTGAAACTTTTTCATCTGCAATTGGAAATACGAACACAACGTATTATGCAATTGTGTTGCAAGGTGGATCTCAGTTTGAAGTAGGTCTTGGCACAGTAAGTGCTGGAGCTTTATCTAGAGATACAATTTTATCTTCTTCTAATAGTGATGCTTTAGTAAATTTTTCAGCAGGTACAAAAGAAGTATTTTGTACTTTACCTGCTAGTAAAGCAGTTTATAAAAATGAATCAAATATAATAGAAGGAGTAGCAACCGATCAATTTGCTATTGCAATGGCAATATCTTTAGGAAGTTAAACAATGGCTAAAAAACTTTTACACAAATACACTTTTGATGCATCAGCAAGAACGATTGTCTTAGATGGTATCTTCGGGCAAGAACGTTTGTTGATGATAAACAACATAGAAGACAATGTTATTATTTATCTTTTTAACCAAACTCAGTTTGGCCTTACTAGTTATTCTATAGATACTGAAGCAGAAACAACAACGCTGGTTTTGTCATATGACACTACATCTATGTCTGACACAGATAAATTGCAGATATTTGTTGAAATGGATAGCACTGCTATCTCACCAGCTGAAACATATGTTGACCCAGTATCAAAAATCCGTGTGTCAAACCCAGAAAACTTAATTGATACTGACTTTGAATATGGCTTACAGTCTACAAAATGGGAAACATTAGAGTTAGTAAAAAATATTCCAACTTTCTACAGCCGTAATGGTGATGAAAGTTTAAACTTGTCATCAGTATCTAAACAAAATGCTAGTGAAATAATTTCAGTTACTACAACAGAAAGCCATAACTTATCTATTGGTAATCCAATTATTGTCCAAGGCACAGATAGCATATCTGCTGATGGTGCATTTATTGTTACTGCAATTCCAACAGCAACAACGTTTCAATATAAAGCAAAATCAGTTCAATCAGGAACAGGATCTATTTTAGATACCTACACACAAATCTTTATTGGTTCTGTTTACCAGGGAACAGAATTCCAATTATCTGGTTTAAATTCTATTACAACAGATGGTGCTAACCCATCTACTTTTACAGTAACAACAGAACACCCAACTAATTTTAGTACTGGCACTAGTTTCTTTTTAAGCAACAGTCTGGGCAGCAAAAATATTTCATTTAATTCTGCTAACGTAGAGACATCAAACACCAGGACAAAACAAGAAACTGTTACAGCTATAACAGACACTGGCATCTATGATCAATCAAAGTGGGCTATTGGTAATCCGCAGCCATTTAATTGGACGCCAAAACGTGGAATGTTTATTATTACTGGTGGACAAGCTGACTCGACAGTTAATTTTAATACTACTTCTAACGAAGTAGAATTTGATGTTGATCATGTATTTAATGACGGTGAAGCTGTTATGTGGATTAATGGCCTTGGAAATACTAACCCCGGCGGTATTACAGAAAGGCTTTACTGGGTACGAACCACTGCAGATAGCAAAAAAATATACCTTACTACTGGTGGCCCAACAGCTATTTCCAGAGTTAGTTTAACTAGCCAAGGTGCTAATGGTGGTATGATGCGTTCATGTTTTGCTTACGGAATGAAAGCATCGTCAGTTAACACAACAAGTGACGTATTTACCTTTGATCAAAATTATACAGTGTACCCAGCAGACACGCCGTACCTTGCAATGTACACTACATTGGCTGGGTTCAACGTTGTCACTAATGCAAACCTAGTTAATTATTTTGAAACTGATGCTATTAGCCGATCTTATTATCTAAACGCTATTGGTGGTTCTACAGATACAGCAACGTTTTCTGACACAGTAGGCGGTGCAGTTAAGGACGCAACCAGCGCAACTGTAAGTGGTATATTTGTACCAATGATCCCTCAGGCAGAGGGTGATCGAAATAGTTTTTATCTTCCTAAAGGTGAATGGGTTGCTGGTGATATCGTTTGGTTTGACAGTACATCAGCACCTACAGGTGTAACTCTCAATGGCCATTACGAGCTTGTTGCGTCTGGTTCTGCGTTCCCTAATAGATTTAGATTGCAAGGAATTGGTCGTAACCCAGCCAATACTGACGAAGCAAACATGACTACTTATGGTGGCGTTGGCACAACTATTCATGGTTTCTATGAATCAACCCCAGTATTAAAAACTGTTCCCACTGGTGAAACAGGCGGCTGGGCACTAGGCAGCGTGCAGCCAGTAAATTGGTTGCCCGAAGACGCTTTATTCTTTGTTCAAGGCACGGGTCTTGGTAATACCATTTCAGTAGACATAGCTAACGACACTATTACCTTTGTTGACCCACATGGTTTTGTTGATAATAAGCCATATGTTTATTTTGCGGGATATGGTAATGGCGTTATGGGTGGATTGACTGATACCCGTTGGTATTATGTTCGGGTCGTTGATGCAAACACTATATATCTCACACTTACTGAAGGTGGCACAACTAAAGTAAACTTAACAACCGCTGGTACTTCAGTTGGCATTGTTAGATCATGTTTTGTTAAAGGGTATCGTGCGAC